TACTTCTACATCGATGGATTCATCAACAACCAGTAACCCAAGATTCTTAGCCATATCTCGCAAAAGGTTTCCTTTGCTTTCATGTTCTGCCAAAAGATTTTGGACAACCAATTTTTCAAGGTCAGATTCAGACTTTAAATGCTCTGCTATGACCCATGAAATCTGTTGACTTTCATCGATACCATATTTGCTCTTCATAGCACCCACCAATTCTTTAGTCTCTAAAGAAACTGGTACTGTTATATAAGAACGCTCTTTTTTATTATTATTTTGCATAATAAATACCCCTCCAAGGGCTTGATTTCTGTTTCGCATATCCCTAAAAAAGGATGCTCTTCAGTTGGGTTGATTCCCAATACAGAAAAACGCTTGCGGAAAGAAATATTTACTAGTCTATATTCTTTCCGCTTCGTTTAAGTTCTACAAGTTCTCCATGTTGATATGTACTTTTTCCCCAAAAGGATAATCATAGTAATCTCGCATATAACTTTCGTTTGTGCTTAACGCCCATATGACTGGTACGCTAGGCTCAACTTCCGCTCTAACATCGCAATAACCATCAGTAAAATAAATAAACGCGATAACATCGTCAGTATCATCCGTTTCATGGTTAAACAAATTGAAAGGTGGCTCAAACCTAGTACCGCCACCACCTCTAAGGTTGAATTCCAACTCTTCATTATCTAAGTCAAACTCATCCCACCATTCACCAGTTGTAGGGTTTCTTATAACGGATGTATCGCAATAGGTAACTCTAATTTTATTGATACCGCACTCTGCACACAAACTCTGCGTTTCAGTAGCAAATATATTCAACTCTTCTTGAGATACAGAACCTGAAGTATCTATAGCAACCACAATTTCACCGCCCTGCGGTTCTTTGTCTTTGCTTGGTAAATTAACACCCCTCCAAGAATGTCTTTTGTTTAACCTACTCCAAGTAGGATTGTTACTTATTGCACTTGTTAATAAGTCCTTCATCACATCAACCCAGTTGACATAAGATTCATTCATCGTCTGTACAGCACCACCCATGATTGAATTTCCACTATCGGAAACCCCTTCAAGCTTATCAGCCATAGATATAGTTCTTTGGATGTTCTCTTTTATTTCTGATAAAGCACTCTCTGATAGGTCGTTGCCCTCTTCATCTTTAGGCATTGAGACACCACCGCTTGATGGTTTCATGTTCTCAAGTTCTTCAGTTAAAGATTTTCCACTCCCTTTTCCTACGCCTTCGCCTTCGTTTTCAGCATCGCCTTCGCCTTCGCCTTCGCCACTCTCAGATTCATCAGAATCAGAATCATCTGATTTAGATTTCATTTCATCTATGGCATCTTGTAGGGCTTCATCATCGTTAGTTAAAGTTCTGTAAACTTGCTCTGCGGATTGCCCTCTATATTTTCTATCCAATAATCCGTCTTTGGGTAGTTCCATATAAAGATCGTATGCAATCCAAGAATTGATAACGTAATCCGTTGCCACATTCCAAATTGCATGATTTCTTTTGCCTATTCTAAGAGGGTGTTCCCAAATAACATGGCTAGCTTCGTGAACTAATACCGCTTGGATTTCTTTGTCTGTTAATGTTTTAACAAATTCATCATTCCAATAGATATTTACACCATCTGTTGCCATTGTGTCGCACCTTTCATTTGCTTCAATCAATGTAAGACTTAGAAGCATTGAAGCCATTCCAATATTGCCTTTCATCAATTTAGCCCTTGCTTTTATAATTCTCTCTTCACTATTCATAATACCTCCAAGTATTAATTTGTTTCTGTTTCATGCTTTTGCAATCATCAGCCAAGATACACATCTTGATACAGAAAAACCTACGGCTAGTGGGGAAAAAATATTTACCAGTTATATATCTTTTCCCTAGTTAGTCGCGAGGTTTACTTCTTAAACATATTATCCAAGAAACCTCCCTTCAGTTCGTCAATAGATTCCTCTAATTCATCCGCCACCTTCTTACGCTTATTTGCTCCATCTGTTGATTCATCTCTAAGAGAATCAATATCATTAAGTTTAGCGAATACGCTAACAAGCTTTTGATGAGCGTTAGCTATCAAGGGGTCATTGCCTAAGATATCAGAATTAATACTAGGCAAAGTTGCCAAAAATTCTCTAATCTTATCGAAGCTTGAATCCTTGAAAAATCCGCCTTGCTTGTTCTTTGGGTCATAACCTTTTAGCTTTTCAACTAAATGTCCAACAGAATCAAGTAACGCTTCTACTGTAGTTCTAGCAATCGTTTCAATATTCTTGTTAGCCCTTTTAATAGCATCTTTTTCAATCTTAGCTTTCAACTTATCAGATACATTCAATCTAACATCACCAGTCGATACAGTAGGAACTGTATTCAATTCAAAATCGAATCTAAACTTAGTCGCGATTAAATCCTTGCTAGGGTAATCATATATGCTAAAAGCATTTCCAAGTTTTGACTTGTTAGACTCTATTAGATTCTCATAGTTATCTAAGAAGCTTTTAACCTCCCTTTCAAACTGAATCTTAGCTTCGTCAACGCTATCCATAAGGCGGTCAAGTTCTTTGTTAGGACATAATCTCCAACCGCTCAAAACCTTCCCTTCAAAATCACTTGTATTATCATCCCAAGGAACTGTTAAAGGGTAGTAAACGCTGTTTCTAAATTGATTAATAATCCTTCTAAAATACTTATTAGTCTCCTTGCCAAAAATGTACTTTGCAACGTGCAAAGAATCATAATCAGCTTCTTGATCTACTGCCAAATCCTCTTTAAGTCTCTTATCTGTTTTAACTCCACTAGGGTGCTTAGTATTTAAGCGTACTAGCGTTGCATTTTCAGACAGGGTACTTACATTTTTATTATTCATAATTATTACCTCCAAGTAATTGATATAAATTTCTGTTTCGATCTTTTGATCTCTTCAGTTGGGATACACATCCCAATACAGAAGCGGAAAAAGAATATTTACTAGTAAATACTCCTTTCCGCCAATCCTACTAAAGTTCTAAATCTAAGTTATCAACCTTAAATTTTGAATATGAACCTGTATCTTTTAATTCACTTCTTAGTGAAGTTAGTTTTCTAACAAAAAAGATAGAAAATTCAACAGTAGATAAACGCTTGATATAAGCAAGTGCATTATCAAACCATTCATATACATCATCATCTTTAGCCTTTCCAATGACTTCCACTAAAGCAATAGTCGTTGCATAACAAAGCCCTGCATCATCAACTAAAGCAACGTCCTCTCCCTTACATATTTTGCCTAGGTTGGGTACGTCATTTCTCAACGATATAAAGTTCATTAATTCAATCGAACATTCCTGCCCAACATCACCTTCAAACAATTTTTGTTTAATTGATTTAGGTGGGTCAGTCTTTAACGTATCGCTTAACCTAGTCCATGATCTTGGGCTTGGTTGTGGGTCATTACTCTTAGGGTCAAAAGACCATAAAAGTTGTGGCATATAACGAATCAATCCCTGTACATTCATATCAATGTCATTGACATCAGCCCACGCCAACCAGTCATCCACATCGTGAGTAAACTGAATTGCGGTAGTTCTATCTTGGCAATGTCTAAGGATTTTATTCGCTCCACTTCTATCTGTATGTCTATTGCCTGCTAAGACAATTTTCCAACCATTTGGAAAAACATAATCTCCAATTCTTCGCTCTTCATTCTCGCCTTTAGGGTCTAATAATTGACCTATCGTTGCTTGAACGCTTCCATGGGCTTGGGCAAATTCATCTAAGAAAAAGACCCCTTCACCGCTTCTAGGCAAGTTGCCTAAGAACGCTTTTTTCTGAGTCCCATCCTCTATATAAGGTAGTCCGCCTAGATCAATGGATTCAACTAAACCCAATCTAAAAGAAATAAATCCATATTCATTTTCTTTAGGGTGTACAGAATCAGTAAGCTTTTTACCATCCGCCAATACCTCCGCAATCTCTTTAACAATTGCACTCTTTCCTACGCCAGTTCCACCAATTAGAAAAGGAATATTATTCCCCTTCAAAACAGATAGACATGACAATTTCGCTTCGCTTGGTTTAAACATAATTAATACCTCCAAGTATTTTATAAGTTTCAATAATTTGCTATCGATTGATAGCACCAAGACTCCCTCGAAAGGGTCAGAGCATCTCTGCTTACTGGTTTAAAGTTTCGACCATGTTTCAATGGTCATCATCAGTTGGTTTAATATCCGCTCATTTGGTCATGGATAGATACCGCTCCATAAAAATCATATCCAACCAATTCTTTAATCGCTTGGCTAAATCTTGAATCAGTAGCACAACCAAAGTTTCCGCTAGCATGATAAAAAGTACCATCATTAGATTCTTCAATTGGTTTCAAGATAATCAAATTACTACCGCAAGGAGCATGGCAAAATAACTCATATTCAGGCAAGTTATTTTTATTCTCACACCATTCCATTCCTTTCACATTAGTAACAAATATTTCATCATATCCATGACTTCTTTGTGTAGTCACATCGTGACCTTTTAATATTTTAATTCTCATAATAATCCTCCATAGATTAAGTTTCTTGAACCCCATAATAGGATTCTCATTCAGCCTGTTAATTCAGGGACTTTGGAGAGTCGCAACTGGAAGTTATCGTTTCCGCATCCATGCTTTTGTTTCAACCTATATCGAGGTCTTGTAGCACTTCTACTGGTACGCTTTTTGTTTTAATGCTTCTTGTTATCATCGATGGTAAATCTAGAGACCATCAACCAAGTTCGTATATTAATAATGTGATACTGCTTCTTGGTAGTCGTTAAAATATGTCAAATAGGCAATCCCCTTGTTCGTGTTAGTTAAGTCATTAAATACTAAAAAGAACATCATTGCAAACATCATGCTAAATATTAACCAGTCCATAGTATTCGCTAGCACTATGTGAGCATTACCAAAGCTTTATAAAAGGCGTAACATTTAGATCATGAATGACAAAGAAAAACCCAATCTAAAACTGGTATCGAAAGAGACACCATTAACTATTAAACAGAAGCAATTTGTTGATGAGATCATCAAGGGCAAGTTAGGAAGCTATAAGGAAGCGTACGCCAAGGTATATGACGTTACTTTAACCAAGGCGAACAAAGTCCCCAAGTGGGTGGAAGTAGAAGCTAGCAAGCTTGTCGCTAACCCTAAGATTGCACTAAGCATACAGAGGGCAATAGAGCGTAAACAGGTTAGTTCAGTTGCTAGTAGCCTTAGAACAAGGAACTACGTCATAGACCAACTATATAGAGAGTCCAAGGAATCAGATTCAGATTCAGCTAGGATTAGGGCGTTGGAGTTACTGGGCAAAAGCGTATCGTTGTTCAGTGATGTAGTAGAGACCAAGGAAGCTAGAACTAGTGACGAGGTAGAAGCGGACATAGAGGAAAGAATTCAAGCTTTGTTAGACGCTCAATAGTCCAAGATCAACCAACCACCAACCAACTATCTAAGAGGGCATTGAGCGTACTCATATGACACGCTATGCGGTGCAATATGTGGATGCACTATATATAGACCCAAACACTACATGTAGTATTCCAGACGAACGCTGCAACCACTACATATAGTGTTTCGATCTCCCACTATAGAGAGAGGGGGCTACCCCCATTCACGCGTGCGGGACTCCTCCTATCATATATACATAGTGATATGCACAGGATATTACTAACTTTTGCAGGGGTACCCCCTATATTGCATTTTGATAGCGTTTTTCATACATATAATATATAATTTTTCTAGGAAAGACCTATGGGTCCCTAGACCCCCCCCATTATTTTATAAAAATGGTTGTCTTTTCTGTGAAGATGTGCAATTATGTTAAAATCTAGCGTGATTTACATCTAGTAGGTACCTACTAGTAGAGTATCTACCTATTGATAGGTACATATTGTTATGAACTTATTAAGTTTTTAATTTTAGGAGGTATTTACTTCCTATCTAGTATAGGAGATGTATGAGTAACCAGATATTAAGCCAAGTACAAAACCTTTCTTTAGAAGAGAAGAAAGAACTATTGGGTTTATTAGATGAACTAGCAGATGCCAAGTCCAGAGAAAAATGTGCGGACAACTATATGGCTTTTGTTGGAGAGGTTTGGAGTGCTTTTATAGAAGGACCTCATCACAAGATCATGGCTGATGCATTTGAAAGGGTAGCAAGGGGTGAATTAAAGCGTTTAATCATCAACATGCCACCTAGACATACCAAATCCGAGTTTGCGTCTTACCTATTACCTGCATGGTTTCTGGGAAGCAGACCTGAAAAGAAAATAATACAGACAGCTCACACCGCAGAATTAGCGGTTGGCTTTGGTAGAAAGGTTAGAAACCTTGTTAATAGTAAAGATTATAAAAAGATATTTCCGAATGTAAGTTTACAGTCGGATTCAAAAGCTGCTGGTCGTTGGAACACGAACAAAGGTGGCGAGTATTTTGCGATTGGTGTAGGCGGAGCGGTTACTGGTAAAGGTGCTGATTTGCTTATCATTGATGACCCTCATTCAGAACAAGAGGGTGCAAGTTCAGATATAAATGTGTTCAATCGTACCTATGAATGGTACACCTCTGGTCCTAGACAGCGTTTACAGCCTAATGGTGCAATCGTTGTGGTTATGACTAGATGGCATAATAAAGATTTAACAGGTCAAGTAGTGGATGCTAGTGTTAAACGAGGCGGAGCTGACCAATGGGAAGTTATAGAACTACCTGCAATCTTACCTTCTGGTAAGCCTTTGTGGGATGCTTTCTGGAAATTAGAAGAGTTAGAAGCTTTGAAGGCTGAATTGCCTAGTTCAAAGTGGATGGCTCAGTATCAACAAGACCCTACTTCTGAAGAGGGTGCTTTAGTTAAAAGAGAATGGTGGAGAATGTGGCAGAACAAGAATCCCCCTGAGTGTGAATTTGTAATTCAATCATGGGATACTGCTTTTCTTAAAAACCAAAGAGCTGACTATTCGGCTTGTACCACATGGGGAGTTTTCTACAAAGAAGATGACGATGGTTTTTCGGCACCAAACTTAATACTCTTAGATGCCTATAAGGAGCGTCTAGAGTTCCCAGATTTAAAGAAGAGAGCTTTTGATAAGTACAACGAGTATAAACCAGATGCGTTCATTGTAGAGGCTAAAGCGGCTGGCTTACCTTTGATCTTTGAATTAAGAGCAATGGGTATACCAGTACAAGAATATACTCCTAGTCGTGGAAATGATAAGATATCTAGGGTAAATGCCGTATCTGATCTATTTGCTTCAGGTGTAGTATGGGCTCCTCAAACTAGATGGGCAGAAGAAGTGGTAGAAGAGTTCGCTGGATTTCCTAATATGGAACATGACGATTTAGTTGATAGCAGTACGCAAGCTCTGTTAAGATTCAGACAAGGCGGATTTGTTCCTTTAGATACAGATGAAGAAGATGAACCATTAGAACATAACCGTAAAGCAGATTATTACTAGGAGAATATGTTGGCTATAGAAAAACAATACACACCTGCTACACCTATAGATGGTTTAGTAGAGATGGAGCCTGAAGATGGCTTAGAAGTTGATATGGAAGAATTATCAGAAGCAGTAACAACAGAAACCGAAGATGGTGGCATGATTGTTGACTTTGATGCTAACTCATCCGAAGCAGGAACTGAAAGCTTTGATTCTAACTTAGTAGATTTTATTGAAGAAGATGAACTAAATTCAATAGGCAATGAATTAATAGGTGCGTTCAACGCAGATAAAGAATCAAGATCAGATTGGGAAGAAAGCTATGTAAAAGGCTTAGATCAACTTGGTTTAAAAATAGAAGATAGAACTACACCTTGGGCAGGAGCGTGCGGTGTATTCCATCCTATGCTTAGTGAAGCGGTAATTAAATTCCAATCACAAGCTATATCAGAGATATTTCCAGCAGCAGGTCCAGTTAGAACTAAAATAGTAGGACCAATAGATTCAACCAAAGAAAAACAAAGTCAAAGAGTACAAGATTATTTAAATTATCTTCTTACTTATGAGATGACTGAATATCGTGGCGAAACAGAGAAGATGTTATTTTCTTTGCCTTTAGCAGGTTCAGCATTTAGAAAAGTTTATTTTGACCCAACACTAAACAGACCAAGCGGTATATTTGTACCAGCAGAGGATGTTGTAGTTAATTATGGTGCAAGTGATTTAGAGACATGTGAAAGAGCTACTCATGTAATGAAGAAGTCAGCTAATGATGTAAGAAAAATGCAGGTTAGTGGATTTTATAGAGACATAGAATTACCAGATGCAAAACCTTCGTCATCAGATATTGCTAAAAAGTATAGTGATATGACAGGTCATTCAGAAAGTTATAGCTATGATACTCGTCATACAATATTAGAAATGCAGGTAGACTTAGACCTTAAAGGGTTTGAGGATAAGGATGAAAATGGAGAAGATACAGGTATAGCGTTACCTTATGTTATCTCAATAGATAGTCCTTCAGGCATTATTCTTAGTATTAGAAGAAACTATTACGAAGATGATGTTGCAAAATTAAGAAGGATGCACTTTGTACATTACCAATACCTACCAGGTCTAGGCTTTTATGGTTTTGGTTTAATACATATGATTGGTGGATTAGCTAAATCAGCTACATCAATATTAAGACAGTTAGTAGATGCAGGTACTTTAAGTAATTTACCAGGTGGTTTGAAATCTAGAGGACTTCGTATCAAAGGTGATGACAGTCCTATAATGCCAGGTGAGTTTAGAGATGTAGATGTACCAGGTGGTGCTATCAGAGACAATATTACATTCCTACCTTACAAAGAACCTTCACCAACATTATTTTCATTACTACAAAACATAGTAGAAGAAGGCAAGAAGTTTGCTAGCATAGCTGAAATGAAAACATCTGACATGAATAGTCAGGCACCTGTTGGAACAACTCTAGCATTGCTAGAAAGAAACATGAAAGTTATGAGTGCTGTTCAAGCAAGACTACATGCTTCCATGAAAAGAGAATTTGAGATACTTGTAACAGTAATTAAAGACTTTACAGAGCCTAATTACCCTTACGAAGTAGAAGAAGGTCAGCAGATAAAGTTACAAGATTTTGATAACAGAGTAGACATACTACCTGTTTCTGATCCAAACGCAGCGACAATGGCTCAAAGAATTATGCAGTATCAAGCGGCAATGCAATTAGCTCAACAAGCACCACAGTTGTATGACCTAGCTCAATTACATAGACAAATGCTAGAAGTATTAGGCATCAAAGATGTAGATACTATAATACCTCCTCAAGAGGATGTACCAGCAGTTGATCCAGTTACAGCAGTACAGAACATACTTAATGGTAAAGCTGTACAAGCATATGAGTCACAAGACCATGAAGCTCATATACAAACATTGGCTTCTGCACAACAAGACCCAAATATTCTTGCAAAAATACAACAGAGTCCAAATGCTCAAACTATTCAAAGTGCTGGCTCAGACTACATTATGCAACATCTTGCATTACAGTTTAGACAACAAGTTGAAAGAGAGATGGGTATAGAGCTACCTCCAGTAGGTGAGCCTTTACCAGCAGATGTAGAAAAACGTATATCTACTCTAGTTGCAGAAGCAGCTAAACGAGTAGCTTCTACAAATGCTGCACAAGCTGAACAAGCAAGAATACAAGAACAAGCACAAGACCCATTAATATTAGCAAAACAAAAAGAACTAGAGATTAAAGAAACTCAAGTAGCTAATAAGCAACAGATAGATGAATCTAAAATAATGATTGATGCTGCTAGACTTACAAATAATAAACAATTAGAAGAAGCTAGAATTAAATCTCAATCAGAAATTGCTGGAATGAATGTAGGACAGCGTATTGCTAGCGATTTGCTAGATAGAAAAGAAAGCGAAGATAAGAAAGTTAAAGATGATGTAAGGTTTGGACTTGACATTGCTAAAGATTTAGTTAATGATATCAATCTGAATGAATAATGATATTAAAGAGCAATCACTTTCCGTTTTCTTAACTAAGAAATTGAGAGAATTAATGAACGAATGTTCAGATCATATATCTACAGGAGGTTGTAAAGACTTTGCTGAGTATAAGAGAATGACAGGAGTTATAGAGGGATTAGCCCTTGCAGAGCGTGAAGTTCTTGATTGGAAAGAACAACACATAATAAAATAGGAACTCGACACCTAAAAGTCGTGCAAAATATGAGTGAAAAAAAAGAAGTAAAAGCGGTAAAGATACCAAAACCAGATAGTGTTGAAAAGCCAGATGTAAGTGATGAAATTAAAAGTCAGTTACCTCAACCAAAAGGCTGGAAAGTGCTAGTTGCAATGCCACAGGCTAAAGAAAAGACTGATGGTGGAATCATAAAGGCTACTAAAACTGTAATAGACGAAGAAACCTCCAATATTTGTGGGTTTGTTTTAAAGTTAGGTTCAGAAGCTTACGGTGATCCTAAAAGGTTCCCAACAGGACCTTGGTGCAAAGAAGGTGATTGGGTTATATTCCGTGCTTACTCAGGCACTCGCATGAAAATGTATGGGAAAGAGTTTCGTTTAATAAATGACGATACTGTGGAAGCAGTCGTTGATGACCCAACAGGAGTAGTAAGAGCATGAGTGAGAGCATTGAACAAGTTATTGATACAAACCCAGGAGCGGCTTCACAATCTACAGAAGATAGATTTTTTGGTGTTGCAAATGAAATAAATACTTCATCAAGTAATGAAGTAGAAGTAGAAATTGTTAATGATATTCCTGAACAAGACAGAAGAGACGCTAAAGTTGAAACAAACGAAGCTCCTGTAGATGATGAAACTGTAGATAAAGAGATTACAGATTACAGTAAGAGAGCTGGCGATAGAATAAGCAAAATTAAATACGAGTACCATGAGGAGCGTAGAGCAAAAGAACAAGCTCTAAGAGAGTCTCAGGAAGCTGTAAAGGCATTACAAAATTTAATGTCTGAAAACCAAAAGCTACAATCAGTTGTAACTCAAGGTGGAGATGTACTTAATAAGCAGGCACTTAATAATGCTCAATGGGCTAAATACAATGCACAGCAGACTTTTAAAAAGGCTTACGAAGAAGGCGATGCAGATGCTATGTCGGCATCACAAGCTGAATTAGCACAAGCAACTCTTGCAGAACAACAAGCTGGTAATTATGCACAAACAATGCAACACAACATTGCATCACAATATGTAGAACCAGTACAACAACAACAGCAAGTTGTAAAACAAGCTGACCCAGACATGGATGATTGGTCAAGGAAAAATCCTTGGTTTATGGGAACTGATTCATCGCACAAAGAAATGACTTCTTTTGCTATGTATGTAGACCAATCACTACAAGCCAATGGAATTGATCCTGCTAAAGATTCTCAGAAGTATTATTCTGAAGTTGATGCAAAGATGAAACAACAATTCCCCAATTTTTTCGGTGTTCAAGATGTAGCTTCTAATGAAACAGAAGTAATTCAACAAGCACCAAAGAGACAGGTAATGAACCCTGTAGCACCCGCCACGAGGAATAGCGGTAAACCACCTCGCAAAATCCATCTGACTCAGAGTCAAGTTGCTCTCGCAAGGCGACTTAATATAACTCCAGAGCAGTATGCAAACCAACTATTAAAGGAGTCTTAAATGTCAGAAATAGATAATAAAGAACTTAAAACTGCTAGCACAGAAAAAGTAGCAGAGCGTACCCCTAGGGAAATAGAAAGCCGAGAGGCTTCTCAGCGTATACAAAGCTGGGAAAATCCATCAAATTTACCAGCACCTACTGAACAAGCAGGTTGGGTATTTAGGTATATCAGAACGAGTCTTTTGGGACAAGCTGATAATCCTAATGTATCTAGGAAATTTAGGGAAGGATGGGAGCCTTGTAGATTAGAGGATCATCCAGAACTACAAATTCACATGATGGACCATAACTCAGAATGGTCAGTTAAAGGTAATGTGGAAATTGGTGGTCAGTTGTTATGTAAGATGCCTAAAGAGAAAGCGGAAGCTAGAGATAATTATTTTAATGATTTAGCTCAATCTCAAGTAGACTCTGTCGATAACACATATTTTAAAGACCAAGATTCTAGAATGGCTACTAAGCAAGTTTTTGAGAGAAAATCAAGAACGACCTTTGGTAAAGATTCATAGTTTCTTATTTATAATTATTTAATAAGGAGACAATTATGTCATCAAGTTCAACTCCTAACGGAGCAAAGCCTGTTGGAACTGTTGTTGGAAGTCCTTATCAAGGAAAAGTTACACACTATAAAATTAAAAATGCGTATGATACAAACATATTCTATGGCGATTTTGTAAAGTGGGGTGACGACAATCCTAATACCACCATCCAAAAAGATGAAGGTACTAGTGCTTGTACACCAATTGGTGTTTTTCTTGGTTGTGCTTACACCGACCCTTCTACAGGGCAATTCACGCCCAATCAAATGTACAATGCTAATTTAGCAAGTGACGATATTGTGGCTTATGTTGCTAGTGACCCTTTTATACTAATGCAAATGCAATGTGATGGTTCTGCTACTCTAGATGATCTAGGGAAGAACTGTAATGTTACACAAACTGCAGGAAGTACAGCTATTGGTACTAGCAAAAATACGGTTGATATATCAACGGCAGCAGCAACTGCAACACTACCTTTAAAGATAGTCGATTTTATCGATGGTCCTGATAGTGCTGTAGGCGATAGCCATACTGATGTATTAGTAATGTTTAATGTCGGACATCAGTTGTTAAACACAACTGGTATAGGTTAAGGAGTAAATTATGGCAGCTATTTCAAGAGCTAATGAGTTAAAACAACTCTTACCTGGACTAAACGCACTATTCGGTGAAGAATATAATCGTTATGAAAACGAGCACGAAGAAATCTATGTAACTGAAAATTCTGAAAGAAGTTTTGAAGAAGAATTAAAGTTATCTGGTTTTGGAGCCGCTCCAGTAAAAGATGAAGGATCAGCTATCACATATGATACTGCTCAAGAATCTTATGTCGCAAGATATACACATGAAACTATTGGTTTAGGATTCAGTATTACAGAGGAGGCAATGGAAGATAATCTTTATGTGTCTGTTTCTGCTAGATACACTAAAGCTTTAGCTCGTGCGATGTCTTATACAAAACAAGTAAAATCAGCATTTCCACTTAATAATGGTTTTGGTAGTTTTACTGGAGGAGACGCTGTGTCATTATTTAATACAGCTCACCCCCTTGTAAACGGCGGTACAAATAGTAATAGACCTTCTGTTGCTGCAGATTTAAATGAAACATCTCTAGAAGATGCAATCATTCAAATAGGCAAGTGGACAGACGAAAGGGGACTTAAAATTGCAGCAAAAGCTAGAAAGCTTATAATTCCATCAGACTTACAGTTTGTAGCAACTAGATTGTTACAGAGTGATTATAAAGTTGGAACTGCTGACAATGACATAAATGCGGTCAAAACTAATGGAGTAATTCCAGAAGGCTATTCAGTTAATCATTATTTAACTGATACTAATGCGTTCTTTATTACTACTGATGTTCCTGACGGAATGAAGCATTTTGTTAGAGCACCTATGACTACTACTATGGACGGAGACTTTGATACTGGTAATGTTAGATATAAAGCGAGAGAAAGATATTCTTTCGGTGTATCTGATCCACTCGGTATCTTCGGATCACCAGGTAGTTCGTAAGAACTTTAAAGGGGAGCATACGCTCCCCTTTTTTATGTTATATTATAAATCTAGGTATTTTTATTAATCAATTTATCAACTGCCCTAGCAGACTTTGCCAAGATGATAAATTATTTCTTTCAGGAGAAAAGCATGGCTAACACAACATTTAATGGACCAGTTAGGTCCGAAAACGGATTTGAAGTAATTACAATAGATTCATCAACAGGTGCAGTTACGACTGTCGTTGATTTTGATTCTACTGGTAATGCTCAAATTAATGGATCAGTAGATATAGATAATGATCTAACAGTAGATGACCAACTTTTAGTTAAAGATGGTTCTCATTTAAAATACACATCAACTACAGGATTTGGACCAGCAGACTTAATCGTTGGTAAAGGTGGCTCATTAATAGCTACAGCAAACCCTTATGCAGAAGATACAACAGCAGCATTTGATTTAGGTGCAAAACTAATTTACGGTAACAATGTTTATCGTTATGTAGGCATTGGTGGTTCAGCAGTAACAGCAGGTAAGTTATTACAACAACCAGCAGTAGTTTCTGACCATGCAAATATGTCTGCAACAGCAGTAGTAGCAATAGGTCAAACAGCTATCTCTGTAGAAACAGGCGGTACTGACATTACTCTAAACCAATATGCAAATGGTTACCTTTGGGTAAACGATGTAAATGGTGAAGGACAAATGCTTAGAGTTAAATCTAATCCAGCACATGACCATTCAGCAGACCCTTCAATAATAATTACTTGTTACGATGCTTTAGCAACTGCTTTAACAACTAACTCACAGCTAACATTATTAGCTGACCCAAGTAATGACCTAATAGTTGCACCAGCAACAGAAACAGGTGCTTTAATGGGTGCTACAGTAAGAGATATGGCAGCAAACAAGTTTGGTTGGGCTGTTATTAAAGGACCAGCAGCTTTATTAACTGTAGGAACAGTAGTTGCAGGTAATGCAGCAGTTCGTTCAGGTGGTACAGCAGGTGGCGTAGCTCCAGCAACAGACAATGTGTTGATGGAAGTTGGTGACGTAATGGCTGTATCAGCAAATACAGAATACTCACTAATTAACTTAAACCTTAGTTAAGGAGTAAATTATGGGTATTTCAGATGTACAAGCAGTAACTATTACTGCCGACACAGTAGCCTTAGATGCCGATGGAATATCAGTAGCAACATCAGTTGGAAATAACGCAGCACTTGTAATAGGTGGTGCGTTAGCTTCAGGTGGTGCAGTTGCACTCAGTCATGGAAGGATTGTAACGATTCTTTCTGCTGGGAATGACTCTGGTAAATCATTTACTGTTGTGGGAACTGATATTAATGGAGCTGCTCAAACAGAATCCATTACAGGTGCCAATGCAGGTACAGCTACTGGAGCGGTGTTCTTTTTAACTATTGCTTCGATAACTGCTGTGGGTAACCCAGCAGGCAATGTCTCAGCAGGAGTTAATGCTTCAGCAGCAGATGTAGTATTTGCAGGTAGAAGTAGATTGAAAGGTGTATTTTTAACCAGCACAGCAACAGCAGGAACTGTAGATTTTCTAAAGAACTCTCCTAGCGGAACAAGTATTTTAGGATTAAGTTCTGTAGGTGACGCTGATGCAACAAGAGATGTAGTCATACCAGACGAAGGTGTGTTATTTGTTGATGGCATTTATATTCAATATACAGTATCAACATTTTTAACAATGACTGTATTTCATGCTTAAAAACAATTATAAACAAAAAAAACCAACAGTTAAATCTGTTAAAAAATAGAGGAATTTATTATGCCAATGAAAGATATGGGCTTAAAAAGAAAAAATGTCACTAACTCAGGCAATAGAATGGATAAAAATATGGGTTATAACAATGGCGGAATGATGCCAAATGCTCCTATGAGTGCTATGTATCGTGCAGGCGGTAAGTTGTATATGGGTGGCGGAAAAACAATGATGATGGACAAAACTATGTCTAACAAAGATGATGTTCAGAAAAGATTTGGTGGCGGTGGAATGACCGAACCATCAATGAAAAAAAATAAATAACTATTAAATAGTTTTTTACAATGAGAAAAAAAGATAGTCCTATACCTAAGACTACTAAAGGTAAAGGTGCTAACTATCGTTCTACTAAGTCTGGTGCTGGAATGACTAAGAAAGGAGTTGCTGCTTATCGCAAAGCAAATCCTGGTTCTAAGTTAAAAACAGCAGTAACTGGTACAGTAAAGAAAGGTAGTAAAGCAGCTAAACGAAGAAAATCTTATTGTGCAAGATCAGCAGGACAACTAAAAAATAGTTCAGCAGAAACCAGAAACGATCCTGACTCAAGAATTAGGCAGGCTCGTAGAAGGTGGAAGTGTTAATAAAGGATAAATAATGGCAACAAGTGGAACAACAGCATTTACATTAGACTTAGCCGATATCATGGAAGAAGCCTATGATCTATGCGGTAGTGAACTTCGTTCGGGTTACGATTATAGAGGAGCTAAAAGAGCTTTAAATCTTATATTTTTAGAATGGCAAAACAAAGGATTAAACCTTTGGAAGATAGAGCAAGGTACACAGACTCTTGTTGCTGGAACAGGTAGCTACGAAATAGAATCAAGTGCTTTAGAAGTAGTAGATGCTTTTATTAGAACCGATGCTGGAGAAATAACTAATCAGTTTGACCAAAGACTTAATAGAATATCTAGAACAGAATACAATCATCAAGCTGTAAAATTACTACAATCAAAGCCTACACAGTTTTTTGTAGATAAAGGAACTAGTTCAAATAGTATTGTTTTATGGGCAACTCCAGATGCGTCAGAAACATATACATTAGTTTACGATTACATAAAAAGAATAGAAGATGCAGGAGATGTAGCAAGTAACAATCCTGATGTTCCTAGTAGATATCTTCCTTGTTTAACATATGCACTAGCTTATAACTTAGCTTGCAAAATGCCAGAAGCACAAAATAGAGTTCCAATGATAAAGCAAAGGTATGATGAGCTTTGGAATGACGTGAGTGACGCAGACAGAGACAAGGCTTCAGTTAGATTTGTACCTGACCTTAGTTCTTATTCATAATGTTTGCGGCAGGTAAGAGAGCTTTAGGGGACTGCGATAGATGTGGTTTTACTTATAAGCTAAATGATTTAAAATATGAAATACAAGATAGTATTCGTAATGGATTAAAGGTTTGTTCTTATTGTTTTGATGTAGATCATCCACAACTTAAAATTGGGGAAGTTGATACATCAGATAATCAAGCATTGTTTGATCCAAGACCAGATAGGGGAAGAAAAGAATCAACATCTTATTATGGATTTAATCCAGTATCAGGAACAGGTTTAATATCTAGGACTGAAGTAGGAACAGTTAAAGTGAGTATAGAATAATGGCTTGGACATTTACAACATTAAAAACAGCAATACAAGATTATACAAATAATACAGAAGTAACTTTTGTAAACAATCTAGACGAGTTTATTGTTAATACAGAAGATAGAATACAAAAATTAGTTTCATTACCATTTTCTAGAAAAAATGTAACTGGAAATGTAACAGCTAGTAATCAGTATTTAGCTACTCCTTCTGACTTTTTAGCACCACATTCACTTGCTATAGATAATAGTGGGTATGAATTTTTACTATATAAAGATGTAGCTTTTCTTAGAGAGGCTTATCCAAATAGCTCTGTAACAGGAATACCTAAATACTACGCTAGATTTGATGATGATACATTTATACTAGCACCTACTCCTAATGCAAATTTAACAGCAGAACTACATTATGAATATAGACCTCAATCTATGACAACTACAGCAGATGGAACAAGTTGGTTGAGTGACAATGCTCCAAATTGTTTATTATATGGTTCATTAATAGAAGCTTATACCTTTATGAAGGGTGAACCTGATATATTAACTAACTATCAAAACAGATTTAACGAAGCTATATCAAGATTAAAGTCATTAGCTGAAGGTAAAAACACTAAAGATAATTACAGAAGTGGTCCTGTAAGGCAACAAGTAACATAATGTTTAGTGGACAAGTAGGTAATGTAGGGGTTCAAACAACTCAAAATGAAGGATTAACTCCTGAATATTGGACAGGAAGAATCATGGAAAGGCTTGTAGAGGTTAGCGAAAACGCTGATCCTATGATTAAAGCACAAGCACACGCATTTAAAGAACACATACAAACAGTAGTGTTCTTGTATATGAAACAGGCTATAGCTAGCGATAGAGCTACTATGGCAGGATTATTAGAAAAACAAGGTCATAAAGATATGGCTGATATTATTAGGAGATTATAATGGCAATATCACAGGCAATGTGTACATCATTTAAAGTAGAATTAATGAAAGGAACTCACAACTTCACCAATGGTGGTAATAGTTTTAAGCTAGCTTTATATACAAGTTCTGCATCTTTAGGTGCTACTACAACTGCATATACTAGTTCTAATGAAGCTAGTGGAACCAACTATACAGCAACAGGATCAGCATTAACTAATGTAACCCCTGTAGCTAGTGGAACTACGGCTATAGCTGATTTTGCAGATTTAACATTTAGTAACTGTACTATTACAGCAAGAGGTTGCTTAATATACAACGATACTAATAGTGATAAGTCTGTTGCAGTATTAGATTTTGGTGCAGATAAAACTTCTACAGCAGGTGATTTTACTATTCAATTCCCAGCAGCAGATGCTTCAAACGCTATTATAAGAATAGCTTAGTAGTTCATGCCGAATATTAATGGTTGGGGTAGAGGTACCTGGGGTCAATTAACCTTTGGTGAACCTTTACCTGTACCAGTCACAGGTCTAGTAGGAACAAGTGCATTAGACAATGGCACAGCAGTTCAAGCAGCAGCAGTTACAGGAGTATCAGCAGTTGCATCTACTCTTTCAGTAGGTGACGAAACAGTTACTGGTACAGCTAATGTACCTATTACTCTAGGAGCAGCAACATCTGCATTAGGTAATCAAAGTTTAAGCACTAACAATATTCTTAATGTTACAGGTTTTGGAGTATCAATACCGAATCCAACAGTAACAACAACAGCAGATGCTAATATATCTCTAATAACATTAGATTCTTTAGTATCAAATTTAGAAAAAGTTCAGGTTTGGGGTATGGTCGTAGACACCCAAAATCCTAACTATGCAATAATAACAACAACGCAATCTCCAAATTGGAGTGATGTCGCATAAAATATAAAGTATAATTTTTAACGAGGAAATAAAATGGCAAGTTCATATGTAAATGATTTAAGATTAAACGAATTGGCTACTGGTGATGCTAGTGGAACATGGGGTGATACTACAAACACCAATCTTGAATTAATCGCAGAAGCTTTTAGTTATGGCACAGAAGGCATAACTACAAACGCTGATACACACACAACTACAATAGCAGACGGAGCTACCGATCCAGGTAGGTCTATGTATCTAGAATACACAGGTACACTAGATTCAACTTGTACTATTACAATTGCACCTAACACAGTTTCAAAACTATGGATCATAGAAAATGGAACATCTGGTTCTCAATCAATAATTATCAAACAAGGTAGTGGTGCTACAGTTACTATACCTTCTGGTAAAACTAAAGTTATCTATGCTGATGGTGCTGGCTCTGGCGGTAAAATGGTTGATGCTTTTGCTTCTCTAACTTTACAAACAAGTGGAATAATAGAAACTTCTGCTTCAATACAAACAGCTCTTATAGAATTTACAGATGGTGATGATGCTATGACTATAGCAGACGGAGGAGCGGTGACTTTTCCTCAAGCAGCCGTATTTACAAGTGGTGCTTCATTTAATGATGTTAACATTACTAATGTTGGCTCTATATCTTTAGACTCTATTGTAGGCGATGGTGATGCAGATACATCTATTACATTTAGTGGCTCTAATGTTATTACTGTTAAAGCTAACAATGCTAATCAAGTTACATTTGCAGACGGAGCTTTTTCTCCAGTAACAGATTCAGATATTGATCTTGGTACATCATCTCTTTACTTTAAAAACACTTTCTTCGATACAGTCACTACTACAGGTGCCGTAGCAGTTGGTGGAACTATTAATGGCGTAGGTATTATTTCTAATATCACTAACTTCTCTAATGGTATTCTTATTAGTAATGATGGTGGTACAGGTACTTTAAATGCTGCTAGTTATAATACAGGTTTAGGTTGGGAAGTTTTTGATGACTTAACAACTGGTGATGAAAATACAAGTGCTGGTTATTTAGCATCAACAAAATTAACTACTGGTGGAGGTAACTCTGCATTTGGTTATCAAGCACTTGCAACAAACACTACAGGTAATCATAATACAGCAATAGGTAGAAATGCTTTAAATTTAAATACTACTGCTGCTGCAAATACAGCTATAGGTTTTGCAGCTTTAGAAGCAAACACTACAGGTACTAGTAATGTTGCCGTTGGATTTCAAGCTTTAGACGCAAACACTACTGGAAATGAAAATGTTGCTATTGGTAAGGATGCTTTATCAGCAAACACCACAGCAGGTAATAATGTAGCCATTGGTGTAAATACTTTAAAAGCAAACACTACAGGTAATACTAACGTAGCTATCGGTACAGATGCTATGAAAACTAATGTTGCTGGAGACAGAAACGTAGCTGTTGGTGAACAAGCATTACAAAACATGAATCCTTCAGGCAATGTTGATACATATAATATTGGTGTAGGTTATAACGCAGGGTTAGCAATAACCACTGGTATTCGCAACACAATTCTAGGTGGTTTTGCTTTAAAGACCAATACAACTGGACAATACAATACTGCAATCGGTTATGCAGCATTAAATCTTAACACAGCATCTAACAACACAGCAGTTGGCTTTGAAGCACTACTTTCAAATAGCACAGGAGCAAGTAATACTGCTATAGGTTTTAGATCGCAAGACGCAACTACAACTGGAAGTAACAATACATCTGTTGGTAATCTTGCCTTGGGAGCAAATACTACAGGTGCTGGTAACACAGCAGTTGGCGAAAGTGCTTTAACATTAAACACCACAGCAGAGAACGGTACAGCATTTGGATTTAAAGCTTTACAATCAAACACTACAGGTTCTAGCAACACAGCAGTTGGCGAAAGGGCTTTAAACAATAACACTACAGGAGATAGAAACACAGCAATAGGTAGTGGTACTTTAGAAACTAAGACTACAGGAAATGATAATATTGCTCTGGGACATGATGCACTTAACGATGTAACAACAGCATCTTTTAATATTGGTATTGGTTCTTTTGCTGGAGACACAATTACTACAGGTGATGGAAATACTTTAATAGGTTATCTTGCAGGTACTTCTATAACCACAGCAGATAATAATACAGCAGTTGGTAGAAGTGCTTTAGAAGATAACACTACAGGTGCGGGTAACACAGCATTTGGACAAAGTTCTCTTGCAAATAATACTACAGCAGCAGGGAATACAGCTGTCGGTAAAGACGCTTTAAACGCAAACACTACGGGTGCAAGCAATACAGCAGTAGGTTCTGCTGCTTTATTAACAAACACTACAGGTACAAAAAATGTTGCTATGGGTGCTACAGCTCTAGATGCTAATACTACAGGTGCTAGTAATACTTCTATAGGCTTTGAATCTTTAACTATTAATGTTGCAGGAAGCAAGTGTGTAGCGGTTGGTACAGGTTCTTTAAGCGACCAAAACCCTTCTAGTGCCACTGATATGTTTAATACAGCAGTTGGATTTAACGCAGGTGCATCAGTAACCACAGGTACAGATGCCACTATTATTGGTGCCTTAGCAGGTGATGCTATAACAACTGCTGCTGGTTGTACACTCGTAGGTAAAGAAGCTGGAACTGCAATTACTACAGGTGGAGATAACACAGGTATTGGTAAAGGAACTTTAAAAGCTCACACTACAGGCACAGGAAACACAGCCGTTGGTAAAGATGCCCTAGAATCAAATACCACAGCTAGTAATAATACAGCAGTTGGCAAATTTGCTGGAGATAGTATAACAACAGGAGCTAATAACACTTTTGTAGGTATGAGTGCTGGACATACTTCAGTAGATTCTAGCAGCAATATAATGGTTGGTTTTGAAGCAATAGCTAGTGCTACTGGTACTTCTGAAATGGTAATTGGTATTTCTGTTTCGGGTAAGGGAGATGATACAGGATTTTTAGCTCCTCCCGGTGGTGCTTCAATGTTCCAATCTAGTAACGCTACTACTTTTCAACAAACCTCTGATAGAAGAATCAAAAAGAATATTGTAGATAATAATGACGGTTTAGAACAGATAAAACAGATTCGTGTTAGAAATTTTGAATATCGTACTGAAGATGAAATTACAGATTTTGAAAATACAAAGTCAACAGTTGTGGAAAAAGAAGGTATACAACTAGGAGCTATAGCTCAAGAAATAGAAGAAGTATTCCCAGATATGGTTACAACACAATCAACAGGAGTAAAAACTGTAAGTACAGATAACCTTACTTGGTATTTAGTAAACGCAGTCCAAGAACTGTCTACACAAGTAGGCGAATTACAACAAGAGTTAAAAACTCTAAAAGGAGAATAGAATGGCACAAACAGTAACAG